AAGACGTTCTTCGAGTGGTTCCCGCCGGGTGTCTGCGGCACATACAACGCGAGTAAGAAGACCTTCACGTGGTACGACGGGGTAGCGCGCGGAGAGGTCATCTTCATGGGGATGGATGACCCGGCGGACAGCTCCAAGCTCATGTCGCGCGAACTCGCGGGCTTCGGCATCGACGAGCCCGCCCCCGCGGTCGGCAGCACTGGCGTGGATGAGATGATCTTCACGATGGCGCTCTCGCGCCTCCGCCAGCCGGGGATGAAGTGGTACGCGGCCAAGCTCGCGGAGAACAACCCGGACGAGGCCCATTGGACGTATCGGCACTTCGTCCAGCCGGGCACGCCGGACTTCAAGATATGGCAACCAGCCCTGCCGGAGAACCTCCACCACCTCCCCGTGCGCTACTACGAGGAGATGAGGAAGACCTTCGCCACCCGGCCCGACCTCGTGCGCCGGTTCGTCGAGGGTGAGTTCGGCTTCCAGCAGATCGGGAAGGCCGTCACGCCCCAGTGGTCGGATAAGATACATCTCGCGCTCGGCCTCACCCCCATCCCGCGCCAGGACCTCTTCTGCCTCTGGGACTTCGGCCTCAACCCCACGTGTCTGATCACCCAGCGCACCCCGCTCGGCCACTGGCTCTTCCTCGATGGCATGTGCGGGGACGGGATCGGGGTCGAGGAGCTGATCGAGGACTGGGCTCGGCCCCTCCTCTACGAGCGATACAAGCCCCTGCACTGCACCCTGCGCCACATAGGCGACCCGGCGGGCAACCAGCGGGAGGCGTCGAGCGCCAGCCGCAGCGCTGTACGCGCGATCGTGGGGCCGAAGGGTCTCGGTGGCACGTGGCGCTCTGGCCCGGTGAAGCCGGCGGAGCGGATTGAGCCTCTCCGGGCGGTTCTCACGCGCACAATCTCCGGCCGTGGCGTCGTTCAGGTCGATCGCGAGCGCTGTGGGTGCCTTTGGCACGCACTTCGGGGCGGATGGCACTACCATGTCGCCAGAACTGGCATAGTTTCGGGCCTCCCTGCCAAAGATATGCACTCTCACCCGGGTGATGCCGCCAGTTATGGCGCCGCAGTGCTCTTTCCGATGGGAAGATTGCAGAAAGCGACGACTTTGCCCTTGACAACAGGGCAGTCAGGAGGGTATTTTGGCTCCGGGAACACAAAACCACTCTTCGGACGGTCCGAATTGGGCCGAAAACCGCCGGAACACGGCGCCCCGTTGCCAAATGTAGGAGCTACAACCTAATGTCGACCATCAATCCCACCCTCACCATCCAGAATGATGGCGTCATGGTGTGTACCTGGGCCTCGATCACGGAGAATGACACCGGGCGAGGGGCGCAGATGGCCCGTTTCCCGGACCGAACTGTCCAGGCGATCGGTGATTTCACCACCTCCGGCGCGATTTCGATGGAGGGCAGCAACGACGGCACCAACTGGGGCGCTCTCCACGACCCAACCGGGGCCGCAATCGTGCTCACCGCTCTCACTCAGATAGCGCTGATCGTCGAGAACCCCCTGTACGTCCGCCCGAGAGCGAGCGCGGGCACTGCCGTCTCGATGACGGTGATCGTTGTGGGTGCACCTAGGTGAAGAAGTTCCAGCCCAGACCCTACGAGCGGCGACGCTGGCTTGAGCGCGGGATCATCCAGCACTCGGCGCCGGAGTTCGCGCTACGCCCGGGCGGGTCCGGCCCTGCGGCCGACCTCGACCTGGACCTGATGAACGACCGCTCGTTCCGGCGCGGTCTTGGCGTGGACACCTGTACCAACGTCCTCTCATGGACGCGGAACCTCGCGGCCTTCTACACCACCGCACAGGGTACGCTCGTCTCCTACGCCGCGAATGTGCCGCGCATCGGCAACCGCGGCCTGCTGAACGAGGGCGCGAGCACTAACATCGCCTTGGAAAGCCAAACATTTGGGGCAGCTGTCTGGACTAAAACTAACACTACAATCACGGCTGATGATACAACGGCTCCGGATGGCACGTCGACCGCTGATAAGTGGGGACACGCGGGCGGGCTCGGCGCGGTGTTTCACAGCATAACGCTGGACGCCATTTCCACTACGCAAGGTACTGCGTATACGATATCGTTTTATGCAAAAGCTAGTGTCGGGGCTGGATGGATTGCTATTCTAGACTTCGATAATGTTCGCACCTATTTTAATTTACTTGATGGGACTGTGGGAACGCAAGGCGCCGGCATTACAAGTGCAGCGATTACGCCTCTCGACAATGGTTGGTTTCGTATTCAGGTAACTAGAACAAAGGCTGGAGCAACTGGCGCCTCCCCCTTTGGACTTACGCTCACGGATGCGGATAATACTGCCGCGCCAGACCTAGGCTCTGCTAATTCACAGGTGCGGCACATCTGGGGCGCGCAACTCGAAGCGCTGCCCTTCGTATCCAGCTACATCCCCACCACCACGGTCGCGGTCACCCGGCCGAGTGAGCAGAACAACACGCTGATCGGGACTGGGACCTGCATCCAGCCGCTGATCACCACTCGGACCCTGTACTCGGACAGTGAGTTTCTCCCCGGGTACGTGAACACTGTCGGTGACGCGCACATTTGGGAGCTTAACAATCTCGCGGATCGTTCGCAGTTCGCCTGCTTTACGTTTGTTTCCGGTAGTGGCACTGCGTCAGCACTTACTATGGGACCTCCCGGTTTCACTGTTAAATTGGACTTCTCTGCCGGAGGTATTCCTGGCGCTGACGTAACACGCCCGGTAAGGGTCGCTTTCCGAACGGAGAGCGCGGCCAACGCACGCCTGTCAGCGCTGGGCCAGACCAAAGGCCCACAGACGAATGACGCCTACGGTGGGGTAGCGGCTGATCGTCTCATCGTTGGCTCTCACCCAGGTGAGCCTATGTGGGGCCACATCCGCCGGCTGGCCATTTGGAACAGCGGCCTCTCCGACGATCAGCTGGATCAGCTCTCGGACAACGCGGGCAGCTCCGGCTGGACCTCAACGGTTGAGAACACAACCCCGACGGTGGATGTCGATTTCGTTGGCAACCGCGTGTGGTCGCTGAACAGTGAGCGCCCGCTCACCCCGCTCGTGACCTGCACGCGCGCGCTGGGCGGGTACGCGGAAGACACCGCGGGCATCCTGCACTACTTCGAGGCGAACGTCCCGCGCATCACGACGAAGGGCCTGTTACACGAGCGCGCGAGCACGAATGAGTTCAAACATACCTCGGACTTGGACGCGATACAGTGGGGGCATCCTGACCCGTTTTTCGTTGATACTATCGCCGCCCCGGATGGGACCCTGACCGGCGCCCTAGTGTTGGAGGCGAACACAAACGACAATCATCAGTTTGCGGTCCAGCAGATAATCACGATGCCTCTAGCTACAGTATTCACTATATCTTTTTACGCGAAGCGGTTCAACCGCGATTTCGTGTCGGTGCTGTCCAATAGTGATGGCGAGCGGAGCTGGTTCAATATCGCCAATGGCACGGTGACCGAGGAGGACGCCAACCACATAGCGGCTATTGTTCCGCTGGCTAACGGCTGGTATCGGTGCTCTATAACGTTTGAAAATACAGAAACTAATAACATCTTCCGGTTCTTCGTGAACTCCGCTTCCGGGCAGACCACATATCAGGGGGATGTGACAAAGGGCGCGTACTTCTGGGGGCCGCAGGTAGAGGAGGGCTACTTCCCGACCTCATACATCGCCACAGCCGCCGCGGCGGTCACGCGCCCGGTCGATCAAATCTCCCTCTTAAACTCCACCTTCGGCACCGACTGGAATGCCCGGACTGGCACATACTACGTGGATGGCACCTACGCTAGCGGCACCACAGGCACCTGGAACCCCCGGTTCGTGTCCTCCGCGCACGAGTATGCGGGGATGGAGCCGACGGGCCGGAGTATGCAGATATACCGTCCGTCCCTTGGCTACGATACCGGGGCGGTTGGCACCTCCGACCTTGGGGTTAAGGTCGCTTCTGCCTTCACCTCTGGCGCGCGGTCACTAGTCGCGAACGGCGGGACCCCGGCGACCGACACGGAGAGCTTCCCACTGGGTGAGTTCTTCAACACCGAGCTGTATATCGGGCAGAGCGGTGG